GGCCTTTTCCTGCTCAATCGCTGCGCCTGTGACCTGTTTGAAGGCATTCGCTACTACCCTAAGTGACCTTGCAGCCGCCCTGCCCATTGCGATAGCAGCCATGCCCAACGCGCCAAAGATAATGGTAAGCTTGGCAATCGAACCCGTCAAATCCTTGCTCGACTTCTGAACCTTCTTCAGCGCAGGGCTGGCATTATCCTTGCCACCTATTTTGATTGTGTGCTTGAATTCGCCCATCTATTCGCCGCTGAAGTCGTAGGTTGCCATTATTGTGCCTTTGCGTAGGCCGCGCCTGATTCGACGCTGTGCCTTCCGCCGGTCATTATTGCTGATTTGCAGGAATATAAAAGCCTCCGCCGTCGGCATGGATTGCAAGTCCTGACGGCTGAAGCCCAGCCGCAGTAATCCCAACAGTTCGCGTGGCCCGATTAGCTGGCTGCCGATGCCGTGAAAAAACCGGCCACCGCCTCGCCCAAAGCCGCCACGTCATCTTGTAAATCCAGCAGCTTGGCGAAGTCCTCCATACTGCCTTTGAAGCCGCCATTCGCAGCCATGCGCCAGCCGATCGTAACCATTCCCTCCATGCCACACTCACCGATATCGCTAAGGGGCTTGCCCAATTCTTTCTCTATTTCGATTGAGTCCCAGGCAGTCAAGCCGCCCAGCTCTATGGTTTGTCCGTTCTTAAGTTTCAGCATTCGCACACTATACAAAAAACCAGCCAGCCCCGAAAGGCTGGCTAGTTCACCTAAATTAAAACCGTGGACTTCCCCTGTCCCCCGTTAGACGGTGGCGGTGCTATTGGTTAGGCTTATGCCGCCCTCTGTCCCGGAAGCTTCGCCGACCACTCTGGTAGCCCGGAATTCTAAGCTCTGGTAAATCGTGCCGACCTCGCTGGCGTGTGGCTCTGCGGCTGAAGTCGCCATGCAGGAATGCAGGTCGATGGTCAAGCTTCTAGCCTTGCTGTCTACCGCTGCGCCCTGCAAGCCTAATCTTATGTGCGCCAGTTCCTGATTGATATAAGCCTTGCTGATATCGTCGCCGGTTGTTCCCGTTCCTTGGAATTCCAGTTCCAGGCTGCCGGTAATCATTAGCCGCCCGTTGTAGCGGAGGCCAGCGTAGACCGCATCCTGCAAGCTGCCGGTATCTTCAAATTCCTGCTCAATGCGGATAGACCCGGAGCGGCATTTAATGTCGTTAGAGCTGGAAAGCCCGGTGTCCGGGTCACTACGGTTAAAATCGATACGGCAGAACGCGACTGGCGAAGCCAACTGGCTCGGCAACATCATGTATTGGTCGGTGGCATAGGCTGGGGTGATTGAGGAACCATCGCACCAGTCGGCATCCTGGCCGGTTATTGTCCAGGCCGCTGTAACTACGCTATTGTCCTCAAAGGAAAGCTCTAGCGCGGTCGGGCGGCATCCTTTGAATTGCCGTGGGTAATCTGCGGCTTTGCTGCCTATGTCGCCATCACGGTAGCTTGCAATGGTCAAGCCCTTGGCTGCCATTGCTGAAGTATAGGCAAAAGTCCAATCATGGTAATAAGGGTCTGACCCCGCGTCGGCTGCATCCTCTTGCAGCAAATGGCTGAGCAAGAAAGGGAACATCGTAGACTCATAACGCAATACCTGAGTCAGCGTTCCTTCAACTCGCCGCTTGCCCTTTTGCTGGCTTTCCAGCAATATGCCGCGCCCGCTGGTTAGTTGGTCTACCTCGATGACATCATATACCAAGCTCAAGTCCTCATCACCTGGGCGGGGCTGATAAAAAACGGAAGGGGCTACGGCTGTGCCGTATGTGGATTCTTCGCCAATTCCAATCCACGCTCCACTGCCTAGTCGATAAGTCATTATTCTGAGTCCTTAGTTTTCTTTGCTTTTGCTTTTGGTTTTGGTTTACTGGTGGCCGCCTCAAAGTTGCCCGACATTATCAGGCTATCAGCGGTGGCCGCGTCCACTTCCACCACGTCACCGCTTGCCACCAGGCCCACGCCGACAACGTGCCAAGGGGAGCCGGTAGCGGTTCGCTTTACTTTTACTTTTTGGTCGGTCATGCTTCGCGGTAAGTCCAGACCCAAGACTGGACGGCTTGCCCTGCCTCCGGGTCAGTTTCAAGGGTATACGAGAGCGCGGTGGCTTCAAGCCTTACCCGCTGAATGCGGAACCCGACAGATTGGTCGGCCAAATATGGGTCAGCATAAATAGCCGCCTCCACTTCCTCACATAGGTCGTCCAGCGTCTCGGCCAGGTCGGTATTGCCCTGAGCGGTCACGATTACCTCGACCGCCAGATCGTGCAAGTTGTCATCCACTACCGTCAAATCGGTGATATCGGTGAAGGTGTCGCTGGGGGTGCTTACGAATATGGCTGGCTGCGTATTGGCAGGGTGCAGCCGGGTGTCATACACCCGCGCACCAGCGGCTGTGTCGGCAGAAGTCAGCAAGCCTTTAACAGCTTGGCGAATGATGGTGCGGCGATGGGTCACAACTTGCGGTGGTGGTTGCGGCATATCATTGTGACTGAAGCACAATTACGCTAGTGCCTGTGCCGTCTGCCTTCTTTTCCATGACCGTATAGGCCACGGCGTTAATCGTCAGGGTGTCGCCTTCGCTCAGGCCGGTGATGTCTGCGGTTCGCGCAGTTGCTACCGGCAAGCTGCCCTTTACGTTCAGATCATCGGCAAATGCGTTATCAAATATAAGGCTTACCGTGGTGGTACTGAAGGTCGCGGCCTGGGCGAAGCCTTCCGTGGTGTCGAAGAACTCGCCAAGCTCGGCGGCGGTTTCCCACCAGAACACCATCTATTTGGCCTTCTTCTTGGGCTTGCGCTTGCGCTTCGGTGCTTCGATTGCTTCAGCCACTCCAGCCGTGATGAGCTGGGCGGCGTGGCCTTCATCTACGTCTAGCACGTCACCGACACCGACGCGCCCAAAGGGTCGAACGTGTGTGCCTCTGGTAATTGTAACTTTCATCTTATCTGCTATTCCATGACTGTTTGCCCGTTGGGAACTGGGGAGCAGCCGAAGCCGCCCCCCGTCATTTAAGCCCCTAGACTCGGCTTAGCCGGTGTTGTTGGCCTTGCAGAACGAAACGGCGTTCCTTACTGCAATATCAGCATCCTGAAGCGCGACAATCCTCACCGTCCCCGCCCTTGAGCCGGTCGCGGTGTCTACGTTAATGTCAAGGCCGCCGAAGAATCCGATTAACAAATCGCTCCAGTTGCCGAAAATAATCTGGCCCGATTCCAGGTTGTTTGAAACAAAGACCTCACGCCCGTTGGCAATGGCTCCATCAAGAAGGAACTGGCCTGAGCCATCGTCCTTGGAAGTGGTTTTCATGGAACCAGCGATAGCGGCGGTGACCATGTAAGCCAATCTACCTTGCAGCGCGTCATCTGCTGCAACGGCAGTCTCAAACGACACCAATTCCGCCCAGGTTGGGACTCCACCCGCCGCCACGTCAGCCTCATTAACGCCAGACGTTTCGGTAATGCCAGTCGGCTGACCGCTTGAGCCTGTGCCGCCAAGTGCGGCTACGTCCATTGCTTGGCCGATGCGGGTTGCAAGGTCGTTACGCACAAAGCCTTCGATATCCATTGAGCTTTGCAAAAGCAATCGGCGTGATACGTCAGTATAGCCGCCAACTGTGTTTGGACTCAATGTAACCTGTGCGAATGATGCTTCACTTTCTGCCGAATCAGAGCCTTCGGCTGAAATCCAGCCAGCGGTATTCGTTCCTGAATTTCTGGGTATCGCACAATCGCCAGAAAGACCGCGAAGGATAGTACCTAGCTGGGCAGTTAGCATTGCCTTTTCTAGCCGGTCAATGAATGAATCGGCCAAAAGGTCGGTTGCCACGGTGTTCCCACCAGCGGTAGCCGTTCCTGATGTCATGGTTCTGGCCTGAACGTCGCCGGGAACGAAAATGCCCTGCGGGTTCTTGCCTAGCACGTCGGCGACGGCGCGTGATGCCTCAAATTCAAAGGCTGCATCCTCTTGCGCTCTAGCGTTCGTGGGATTAGCCAGCGCGTTAATCACGCGCATGAAGCTGTATTGCTTGGCTTCCTTGTTATCCATTCCCAGCGCGTCGGCTTGGGTGGCTGGCTTATCCTTCAATACTTCCAGCAATGCTTGGCGGAAGTCTGAAACGGTTTTACCCATCATGGCGTATTCACGCGCCAGCTTAGTTTCGCCGTGGGAATCGCCTAAGGCTTCGATATCGCGTATGCGGTCAATCTCAGATTTGCGAACTTCCTCAGCGGTTAGTTCTGTTTTGTCACTCACTTGGATTTTCTCCGGGGTTGCTTCTGGCTCTGTGGCCGTCAGCGGCTTGGTTGGTTGGTTAGTTGGTTGCGATTCGTCTAGTTGTCTCCCGACCCCTGCGCCGACAAAATCCGCTGGCACGGAAACTAGGCTGGCCTCGTAAGGCTGCCACCGTGTAACGCGAAAGACTGGTACGCCATCCCTGGCCTCCTCATCTTCTTGGCGTTCTACGTTCATTATCCGATACCCGATTGAAACTGAGGAAGCGATCCCGTCTTGGATATCGCGCCACAATGCTTCCGCGTTTTGGCTAATCTTGGCGGTGGCTCTTAACACCTTATCCGCGCCAATGCGAAAGGAATCTGGTAGCAATCGGCCCACCGGCATTTGGCCGGTATCGTGATTTACCAGTAAGGGCAGACCTTGTGAAGCTCTGGCTAGGTCGATACTTTCAGTATCGTGCGCCAGAATCTCGATGCCCCATGAGCGTTCCACCTCTGCGCCTTCGCTTGATAGTGCCAGCTCTACGGTTCGGTTTTCTTCGTCTACCGCATCGCGCACAAACTCAAGCTCCCGGCTTTGGGGTTCGCCCAGCATCGCTTTAAGGTCTTCTGCCATGCTTTCAGTATTATTCTGCCTGTCCATTTTGCAAGCCCTCCCCGCCTGGCTTGGCGGCTTCCTTGGTTATTGTTATGCCCATACTGGCGGCCAGGGCTTCTTCTTCTGCCAACTGGCCGAACACTTCTTCCAGGTCGCGGCCTTGGCTGGCTGCTATTTCCCGACGGCTAATGATGCCAAGTGTTACCGCGTCGGTGTTGCCTTTGGCTTCCTTCGCCGGGTCTACCCATGACCACCCACGGGGCTGCCATAGCACCCGCTGACGGTCGCGGTATTTCTCCAGCTTGCGCGGCGGGAAGGGCAGCGCATCATTAGCAAAGGCAGCCACAATCCACGCCTCATAAACCGGCCTCACGAATTCATCGGTGAACCAGCGTTGCAAGGTGCGCCAATGGTCTTGGTCGGCTAGAGCCTCTTGACGCAAGCTGGAATAGTTCGCGCTGGTGTTATCCATGCTGAGGCTGGCGTAACCGACTCCAAGCCCAGCGGCTGCGCCGCGCAATAGCCCCGCCTGGAATGCAGGGTATATATCTGGCGCGTTTGGCTCAAAGCTGGTGAAGCCCACGCCGTCGGGGAGTTGGGTAAAGCTGCCGGGTTCCACGTCATCTATTACCGCGCCGCCTTCGCCGTCGGTATCCGTGCCGGTGTATTCATCGGCGGTTGGAGAAGTGAAAAAGCCCATCTTGGCTGCCGCCACGCGCTGGGCGACTAAACTGGCTTCTTCCAGGGCCGATAGCATATTGAGCCGCCGCAGGGCTGACACCATCCAGGTAACGCCTCGGCTTTGTTGCGGTCGGTCTGCTTTGAAAATGTGCAGGATCTGGGCGGCGGGTACTCGTACATAGTTCCGCCCATTGAATGTGAATACGTCGCCGCTACTGGTTGGCGTGGTACGGGTGCTTAGGAAATAGGCCACCGGCATATCCAGCTTATCTTTCTCCACGCCCATTGCTATTCGCCCACCATCGCGCAAATCCTGATTAAGGTTTTCATCCAGATAGTCAGTCTCAAGCACTTGCAAGGCTAGTCCGTGCTTGTTGCTGGGGTGTTGCGGGTGCAGTCTTACCAAGCACTCGCCATCCCTGGCGACCGTGGCAATTACCAGGCGTTGCAGTTCAGGCCATGCCATACGGCCAGCCACGTCGCACGAATAGCCCCATTCAAGAAACGCAGATTCCAGCTTGGCTGAATCCGCCGGGTCTGGCTGGCCTTGGTCGTTAATCAGCCGCGCTTGCAGCTTGATTCCATTAGGGCCGACGATGTTCTGCTGGCATAGGCTGATAAACCGCCGCGCAAAGTCCACATCATTGAATAGCTGACGCGCTCGGCTGCGTAAGGTCGGCAAGCCTGATACCAGGTCGCCGTCTGCACTCAGGCCGCTACCTTTAAAGCTGGCGGTCAGCCGGTCAATGGTGGCGGCAGCGTAGCCGCGCACGGTTAGCCTTTTCGGTTTACGGTATGCCAGGGCGTTGCTGCGCTTGGCCGCTTTCTTGCTGAATATGCCCATTGTTAGAATCTAGTCCAAACTTGGTCAGGTGAAGTAAGGCCACGGTTGCGGCGGTCTTCGCGTTCTTCTCTGTTCACGATTGCCTGGTATTTGTCGCGCAGTAACAGTAGCTCTGTTATTGGCGTTTTGCTCAAGCTCCGCCCGGCTATCGAATAGCTGCTTTGGTCTTGGCTGGCGCGGTTCTCTAGCACGGCCTCAATGGATTCCAACACCTTCTTGGCATGGGTGCGCTGATCGCTGGTTGCCAGCGTTGCCAGGTCTGCTTCGATTGTGATAGTTCCCTGGGCGACGACGTAGACTTCTGATGCTCCATCTATCGTGGCGGTCACTTCGATTATCCACTTGTAATCCCCTGCCGCATAAGCCGCAGTATTCGCCGCGTCCTTGAGGAATCGGAAATCATTAGAATTAGCCACGCCGGTAATAGACTTCTTAGCCGCGCTGTTAATCATATAGAACACCGCCGACCAGTCTGAAGCCGGGTAGTCAGCCCAGCCCAGTTCCACCTTGAAGGTTTCGCCTGCGCGGAATACGTCGGGTATTGCTGAAATGTAGTCTGAGCTTGCCGCCATCACTTGTATTAAACTCTATTCTATTTGTTTTCCAAGCCTTTAGCCCCAGCCTGATACCTTCCAGCCGCCACCGCGCTTTGGTCGCGGCTTGGGCTTTGGCGCGGGTTCGCCTTCTTTTGGCTTGCTGGCCGCCCTGAGTTTGTCCCAATTAGGGTTAAGTATTCGCACCGCTGCCAGGTTGTAGACCGTTATATCCAGGGCTTCGTTCCGTGCGCGGGTCTGCTTCCACCGTCTTACTGGCACTCCTTTAACAAAGGTCTGAACCGCCCTTTCTGCGCTGAGCTGCTCAAAATACTCGCCGTCATATTCGTCATTCTTCGGGAAATGGAAATACCCCGCGCCTGGTTCCTCCGATTTCAACCGACTGTAAATCAAATCCTTAGCCGCATCTGTGCCGACTGGCAACAGCATAACCCGCCGCTTCTTCTGCGCTCTAGG